GTACCGCTAACCAGTGGGTGAGCTGAAGAGCTCAATTGCACGCCATCACCGCCAACGTACGCTGAGTTGAACGCTTGGTTCAACACATTGGCTGCCAATGTCTCTTTGGTTTCCACCAAAGATTGGGCCAAATGCTTAGCGTAAACTTGACCGATACGGATGTGATCGCCGTCTTCAACCAATACCTTGGTCAATGCGAAGGCCAAGCCATACACATTGTAGAGGTAACGTTTGAGGAACAGCACACCACCTTGTTGGTAAGCAACAGGGCTGCCGTCAGGCAACTGAGGTGCTGCACCAAAACCGTACAAGACAGGTTCTTCGTGGTAGTTACGTGGAATACCTTGTTGTTCACGGAAGACCGTAGACCATTCGTCCGAGCGTTGATCGTAGACACCGTCGAAACATTCATTCAGAATTGGTTCGACGATGCTACGAAAGTCGGTACTGCGCATTGGAGCTGCCATGGTTCACTCCCTCCTTAAATAGCAACAACAGTCGCTTGATATTGCGACTTGTTGATAGTTACGCGCACAACCGTGTACGCATCGCCCCAAGCATTGTCAGGGTAAGGTGACAAGTCAACAATTCGCATTTGCGCAGTATTACCTACGCCAGCCAATGTAGTTGACAATGTGCAAGCAGACAAACCTGTTGTGCTTGAACCAGCAGTGGTATTGCTCAGATCGGCTTGATCGCCAATAGATGTTTGAGCCAATGAACCATCAGCTTGGATCTCATACACAATGTTAGGATCGCTGTAGTAATAGGCAACGCATGAACCAGCAGTGTATGCTGTGTTTGCAGGCCAGTAGTTAGACACGCGAGCACGGCCGGTAGTATCAGTCCACTGAACGCCGTCAAAGGCGCCTTGGAATGAATCACCGGCAGCGGCGACGACGATGTTACCTGAAGAGTTCAACTTTACGGGTTGACCTTTCAGAATGTTGCTGGCGTAAGCCGAGGCGATGCCGCCTGCCAACGCCTGTGCACGATCCAACCCGGAGGGATGAAATGCAGGGCGAAGACCGAACGGCGCATTAGTTGAGCTCATAATCGAGTCCTTTCAAATATTGAAATAAAAATCCCATCATGTTTACTCAAAAACAGGACGTGATTTAACTTTTGCATCGAATCCTACACCGCCGCCTTCAATTGAAACCAATGTCTTGCCATTGCTATCTCGTTCACCCAGCAATTGTTCTTGCTGAACTTTAATCTTTTCTTGCTCTTCCATAGGAGCCAGATGATGAAGTTCATACATGAGCTCTTGATAAATGTCCATAGGCAATTTATACAAAAGCATCTCGTTGCAAGCAACAAAACCTGTGTGTTCGCCAGCCTTCACTTTCAAATGCTCAAAGCCGGGTAGTTCTTCGGCTTTTACTGGTTCATAGCCCAGTCGCATACGCTTGTGAATTGGGTCATATTGGTTGGTAGAAGACAACCAGCATAGGTGGTATCCCGGAATCTCGGGAGGGGTCGGAAGCGCCTCTTGCAGCCACTCCGAGCGGAACATCCTACGACGCTCCTCGGAAGAAACAAAGTTTTCTTCAGGTGCAGCACGCGATGCATCTTGCATAGCGCGATTTTCACGTCCTGCGTTGGTATTCTTTTTGATACGATCATCCATGATTATTTCCGTTTCTGTTGTTTGTCATATTCTGCGAACTTGCGAATCATTTTGTTTCGCTGTTCAACGTTATCCCACATGCCGGCCTCTTTAATGGCGGCAACGCGCTTAGGATCAACGATGTATTCGTTGGCCCTTGTCGTCGCAGTGGTGTCGCGCCCTGAACTTGTCACAACAGACCTCGGTCTTTGGTTTCTCGTACCATTACTATACCCCGAATTATATCGGTGTGGTAAATATTTTTGTAGTCTGTCGTCGAGCTCATCCCAATAGTCGGGAAGTGCTGGGTCGTAGCCTTCTTCGGTCAACGCCACGTCAATGGTCTGGGCAATCTTAGAATCTGCATCCTTCAATTGGGGATCATACCATTTATTCTTATCGATCCAGTCGGCGGCCATTTTCTGAACCATCGGATCTGGAGCTTTAATGTTCTGAGATGTTTGCGTGAGTTGCTTGTTAGCATTTTCACGTAAAGCTTGCAATGACTCCAATTGGCGTTGGCTTTCATACCAAAGTTGTTGCGCTTTGGTAACTTCTTCGCCATTTCGAGCGTTTACAGCCTCTTGCAGCTTCATCTTGGCGTACTCAAGCCTTGTGCCCGCATCATCAATGGCCTTATCAACCCTTGCTAACTCGGCACCGGAGGTACGTTTCTCCAAAAGTGCAACTCGCTCCGCCATTTGTGAGTTTTGCTTGCGCAAAGCCGTGATCAAATGGTTAGATTCACGTGCTTTTTCACGATGAAGTTGCTTCTTAAGCTTTCTTTCTTCACGTCGAGCGGCCCTTATGGCCTCTCTTTCTGGATCGTCTGTGGTAGAACCTTCACCCTCATCGTCTCCGGGTCCCTCAGTGTCATCTGATGCATTAGATACGCCATCTTCGTCATCATCTTGATCATCAGACTGGGGATTATCCATGCCAGAAGGCAATTTTACGATCGCGGAGCCATCTTGTGACTCATCGACCTGCATTTCCAACTTTTCAGTTGCATTCATATATCATCCTTTCAAAGCTTAAATAAAAGCTTTAATATCACGAGGGTCGCCAGTGACTTTGCCAATAAGTTCATGATCATTAAAGAAAGTGAAAAGGCATTTACCCTCAGCGCCTTGCTCGTCTTTAAAATCAATCTCCCATCGATCACCGCCCCACTTAGGTACGCGAACAAAGTCCCCAACCTGCGCCCATGCGCCTTCAGGCCAAGCTTCCATGGACTCGCGTTTCTTAAATGCAAGAGGCCCGATTGCAATGACTTTCCCAACTTGGGTATTCCATTTCTCGGTCTCTTTGGTTTCCTGCGGAATAAAAATTCCAGCGGATGAGACTTTTTCTTTAACTGCTCGTAACTGCACAAGAATTCTTGCGCCATACGGTGCCATCAAAGGGTCTATTGTAGGAAACGCTTCTGCAAGCGTCTGTTCAACGTCATTCGACATTCTTTTCCTCTTCTAAAAGTTGATTAATGATAAACAAGGCTTCCTCCAAGCCTTGGTGCTGGCCAACTAAGCGCTGGTAGGCTTCGAATGTGACTGCATTTCCCTGAACTAGGGATTCAGCAATTCGCTCTTGCCTTTGCTTAATATGACCAATGAAATTTGCAAGTGTTGCCATGTTTAGCGGCCACGACCTGCAGACTTCTTCACGGGTTTAGCAGAACCGCCCATTTTCATGGTTGCAATTTTGCCAGTAGGCTTAGGCAAGGGTGGAGGTGCAGAGCCACGTGCTGGCAAGTTTGCCACACGAGACTCAGACATTACGCTGCCGCCTGATTTATACTTTTGAATAACGCTTTTGCCTTTAGCCATAGCTACGGAATCACCCGCGCCCATTGCCAAGCGTTTGTGCATGCTAATGCCTTCATCATCCATTTTGAGCTCCTAAAGTTTGTTGGATTAAGTTTTGCGCTTCTAAAGCAGTTTTAACCTGCTCATGCTGAAGGTCAGCAGCATCGCGCGTAAGCTCCGCTGACTTGATTCTCTCATTGGTCAAATTGTTCTCAGTATTCTTGGCCATATCGGCTTGGAGTTTCTGAGTTGAGATTTGCGCCGTTTGCTGAAGCTTTGCAGCTTCAATTTGCATCTCGGCTTGGTCTTTGGTAGCACGGCGCTGTGTCTCGGCCATGCTGGTTTGGACAAATGCCTGAGTTGCAGGGTCAGCAGGCGGTTGGCCTGACAATTGCTTGATGGCGGCAATTGCTTTCTCAATGATAGGTGGCAATGCCTTAAAGGTCTCACCAGTATCTTGGTGCACGTGCTGCGCAACGGCGGCAAGCAACTGATCCGCGCCTTGCGGCAATGTTTGCTCTTTCAAGACATTGAATGGTCTATTCAACGCTGCGCTGCTATATGAGTCCACTTGGTTAAGGTACCACAGGGTCAAGTGCTGCTTTAAATGCTCTAGGCATAATGGAATGAAAGCCGGAGCCATGATGGGATTTGCGCCATACATTGGATCTTGCAAATAATCCAAGTGAACCTGAATGTGAGCCAAGTGATCTTGCCGTGGGAATGCACCGGCGTGGCGACCAAAAGTCATGGCCACGTTTTCCAATGCAGGGTTCATTTCCTTCACCTCATTAGGATCGGGCAAAACCTCGTTAATGTCAGGCAATCTAATTTGCTTAAGGATACGCTTCTCAACAGCAAGTCTGTTATACAAGTCAGGGTTGGCCTGAGCTCGTGCAGCCAAAGTCTGGATCTGCGCATAACGTTGTGTCTCAGCAAAGATATGAGGGTCAGATACTGGAACAATGTCAGAGTTCTTGGCAAAGTCTTCCTTGGTTACATCCAAGTCCTCAACCATATCACCTTTAACCTGCTCATCCAAGTACCAGTTATTCAACCTTGCAATAACCTTCAGCACACGGCGCTGAGAGTCATGAAGTCGAGCATGCACAGCGCTAAACACCGCGGCGCCTTGCTCAATCAAAGCTTGTGTTGTACCAACTGGCGCATTGCTTGTGATATCAGCAATCTTTTCTTCGCTTGTAGTAACCACACCCTTAGCGGCGTTGGATAACCAACCAAGGAGTTCCAACAGCACAGGAGAGGGCTGGTTAAATGGTAATGGCATGGCAATCTTACGAATGTCATCCACACCCGGGGCGCCTTCAATCTCACTGACCTGCGTAGGCTCAATGGTTAATGACTGCCCGCTGATCTTGGCGCCCTTGAGCTTAAGCATTGTGGGCGCCGTAGTAATGTGTGCGCTATCCAGTAAAGCGCGTAAAGCGCCGGTAAGAGCAGCAGATAGGCCACCAATAAGATGCGGTAAACCGATTGCATAAGCACCTCGCCATGGAATGAACTTAAACTCAATCAACCAGTCCAGCTTGGTCATGGTTTTATCACCATCCGACCAGTTGCGGTACAATCCAACAACCTCAGTTGTTAAGTCATCCACCATTAAGATGTAAGGCGCACGCTTGCCCTTGGAGTAGTCATCATCGTCAAGGTTTAGCCAAGTATAGATGTGGTACACACGGCGGACGCCGTCTACGTTATCTGCTTGGCTCTTACGACCTTCAATCTTATTGTTTGCCTTTTCAGCTTTGGACTCCTCAGGCTCCATGCTGGCGCGAACAATGTCGATGTCAATGTAGAGTCCGCTATCAACGCGTTCTTCAAAAGTCTCTTGCGTAATGTCTTGGACTTCCGTTACGCGGCCTGCAGTGTAAAAGTTAACAGCTGCAAAGGGTAAATACACATTATCAATTGGCACAAACTCAGCGCAAGGGCGGCGCTTTTGCTCGTCATACCAGATCTTCATGTATTGGCTACCACCAAGCGGCAACTGCGTCAACAGCTGCTCTTCCTCGTCGCGGTATTCTTCAATCTGCTCAGTGAGCTGCCAGTTCATGTAGTCGCGCTTACGCTCGGCACGTTCTACTTTCTCATCCGTAGTCTCGCCAATGATCTTGGTTTTAACTGGCCCATCGGCGGGGAATAGCTCCTTAATGGCGCGAGCGGAGAAGTCAACGCAAGCCTCAGCCATGACAGGGTGTACAACTTTGCTGGCGCCGGTAAACTGCGCTCCGCCCGGTGCATCATGGCCTAAGCCCGTACGACGCAGGCCTTCTTCATATTGCTTATCACGCTCTTCACGAGCTTCTTTGTCTTTCTCAATCAGCTCGACGTACTTGTGAGCTAATTTGCTGAGATCATAGGATGAAAGTACATCAGCCAAGTTCTCATAAAAGTCCGGCTCGCCCTCCGGCCCCTTGGAATCATCTTCCATTCTTACAATGGCAGAGCCATCGGGCATCTCTTCTACTTCCGGAGTCTCATCTTCCATCTCATCGAACATTGTGAGAGCGGAAGGCCCAGCGGCTTCGACTTCTTCGTCTGTCATGGGCTCGATAAAACGATCGAAGTCCGGTGGGATTGGCATCTGTGTGGCCATAAATTATTTTCTCCGCATCATAAGTGCATACCGCATTTGGTCTGTAGTCGGATTTTGTTGGACTATACCACCATTTGCCTTTTTGATGAAGGCTTGACCCTGAGTTTGTGTGCGAGATGCACGTTCAGCTTCTGCTTGTACGAGATCTTCTAGCTCCGCCTGTGACTTGGCACGTTGCCCCAGTTGTGCTCCAACCGCGTTGTTATGGGTATCCATACCATAGTCTGCAGGCATTTGCCCGCCAAACAGAGTTTTGACAGCTTGAAGCGGAGAAGTCGTGAACTCATGAGCTTTGCCCAGAAATTCAGCCACTCCTGGGCCATACTTTCGTGAAAGAGTACCTGCCGCCAACATGTGCCTTGCCGCATCACGCTGGTCGTCCTGCCCCTTTTGACCGGGGTACATCTCATAGGCCACAGTCTCCGAGTAAGTCGGGACACTGAATAGCCAAGGGGTCTTGACTTCGGGTTTCTTGACAGATCCACCATCTTGATAGCCACGAATTGGGCCGCCATCAGCATTGCCGCGACGTCCAGCGTCATCTTGCATACCTTGCACAATATGGTTTAGGTATACTGCTGTACGTTGTTCCGCGCTACCACGCTCTCTAACAGGCAAACCACGTAATATCTCGTGATCAAAATTGCCAGCATTTAAAGCTTCTATTGTATCGCGCAACTCAGGTATATTCGTGCCTGCTTCAGTTGAAAGTTGTATTGCAAAGTTTGCAGGGCTAAACTCAATGTAATTGGCACGTTGACGAAGTTCTTCCGCATACGCGCGACGCTCAGTGTCTGTTAAAGATATCCAATGGTTATTTGCAGCTTCATTTAACGGGTTGCTTAACTCATTTGCCAAGAAGCGCAAATCATCTGGGTTTAATTCCGGATCATTTACTGCATCATCAAGTTGAGTCATACGCTCATTGCGCTGATTATCAAGATCTGCGCCGCGAAGTTGCCGTGGTGCAGGTTCTTCAGCAGGGGATATGCGATCAGCAATATCTCGTAATCCTTGAATTACAGCAGTATGATCAAACGCTGGGTCTACAGCGCGCAAAGCCGCCGCGTAACCTTCCGGATCTAGTCGTGGGTTAGTGCGCTCTGCTATTCGATATGCAATTGTGCCAACCCTGTCACCTATAGTGTGGCCTAAGTTTTGTCCAACTGCATCAGCAATAGTATCCACAATACCTGCAAAGTCAAGTGGCAGTATTGGTTCAGGTGCTGCAGGCGCATTAGCAAAAACATCAGGCTCCCAATCGCGCATGTACTCACTTTCCATGCGATCAGCCAGTTCGCGCAAGATAGTCTCAGCGCTGCCTTGCACTGCAACATCCGCGCCTTCTCGCAAAGCAGCAATGAACGCATCAGTATTATTTGCAGGGTCAAGACCTAATTGCTCGGTGATGTTGCAAATTGCTGAACGTACCTCATCAGCTGTTTGCGTGCCCCAATCCCTATCGGCTTCCAACGCCGCATCATGCGTCATACGCAAGTAATCAGGTCTTGCTTCTGGCGCAGGTGCTAGACGATTATTTTGCAACCAACGATGAAACTCCGTCTCTAAATTTGTCAACTCGTCGTTATGCATAGACTCATCCCAGCGTCGCTGAAAGTCTTGCAAATATACAGCTTGGTCCGTTGACAGGCGGTCTCGATATCTTGCAAGAATATCTGTAGCATCCAAGTTATCAGGTATTGGGTCACCTTGTACTGCAATAGCACGTGGACGTGGCCGCGCAGCTTCAGCAGCTTGACGTTGTTGTACGTAGTCTGATTGTAGTCGTATAGTTTGTAGCAAATCAGTAATGCCATCAGCAACGATGTTAGCAGCAACGCTATGGCTATTAGCATACTCAGATTCAAGATCGTACAAACGCTGATTCATACGCTCCAGTGCTCTAACAGGACCTTCTGCTTGCAATTCGCGGGCAAAAGTTGCTTGAATGTCGTTAAAGAATGTTTCAGCAAGAGATATGCGATTCTCTTCTCCAGCTTCAGTAAACGCAGCGCGCTGTGAATCAATGACATTATCAATTGCAGATGCCACCGCGCCTGTTACGTATGACTCCAAGCTTTCACTAGGTCGTTGGCTCATAACTGCAGGCACTTGCTCTGCAGGCTCATTAGCTTTTAAGTTCTCAACGTAGTTGCGCAAGTCATTGCGCGTAACAAATCTTGGTAAATCTGAACGATCGTAGCGCTCAAACTGTGATGCAGGCATATCAATCAAATTTGCCAACTCGCGATTGGTTGTGCGCTTGCTATCATAAATACCGGCGCTATCATCTATGTTGCGCCCAATATCATGGATTGCGTCAGCTCTGCTATTAAGATAAGACTTAATGCCTTCAATGTACTCAGGTTTGATCTTACCATTTGCGCGGCCTGAAGCAAAGTTGATGTTGTATTTGCCTTGTATTGAAGAAGGGTTAAAGTCAAAAATAGCAACAGGCTCACCTGTAACAGTGTCTCTAAAGCTCACCATTTGTGACCCATCCCTAACCGCGTTAATATACGCTGTACGAGGGCTAGGCGCATCAGGGTTGCGCTCACCTGTAGCCACGTTGTAGATAGGCACGTATTGGCGATTGCCAGTGCCGGGGTGCCACAAGTTAGGTAAGTCGCGTCTAGTGCCGCCTTCACCAATACATACATCCAGTGCCGTGGTATCTTCACTTACCAGCTTGGCAACTTCCTCAGGCGTAAACCTATTGGTAATTTCCAATGCGCCAACATTGCCAAAGACTTTGTCATTAGGTATATACGCATCAGCTGATTTTTTGAACTGCGCGTCAACTGCATTTTTGAAACCTGCCTGCGCCGCTTGTTCTGCTTTCTCTTTAGCAACACGAGGCTCAGCAACGCTACGTATATACTTTTCAACAGTCATCTTTGGCACTTTATCCAAAGGGATACTACCGTCCATAACGTCGTCATAGAACTTACGCGCCATATCGTCAAAGCCAAGATTCTTTAGTTGCCGAATGCCTGCAGTGTACGCGTTCTCAGTTGTAGGCGTCTTCATCAGCGCAGGATAAAATTGTCTTTCCTCATACGGAATTTTTTGTAAAAGCTCGCCTGCAGGCGTTGCTTTAATTGCCGTGTCAATGGCGTTCTCATACGCAGCGCCAAGTTGTAAGTTATCAACCAACTTACGCTGCTTGTCAAGCGCCATGGTTGCTTTATCCGCTGTTCGTGATGCTTGCGCAAAGGGCTCAAACTGGCCAAGGTTAGGCCCATCCGGTGCGCCATAGCCTGCGTCGATTGCCGCTTGCGTTTGTTCACGCTTAGCAGTAAGTGCATCAATTGCTTGTTGCTGCAAAGTTTGTAACTGCGTATTAGCGGCTGCAAGCGCCTTGTCAGTAGCTGTAAGCGCAGGCATGCCAGCTTGCTCACGTCTGCGTCGTATTTCAGTGTCAGTTGAATGCGCTGACTCCATTACATCACCACGCGGTGCATAAGTCAGACCTTGACCTGCAAGCTTAATGCCGGGCTCATTTGGTGTGCCAACTTTTTCGTTGATGTAATTAGTAAATTGCGAGTTAAGCCAATTAACTGCAGCTTCATGTCTTGCAGTAATTTCCTCAGCTGTAGGCATGTCAACTCTTGCGGCAATGGCGGCGCCCTCAGGCGTTTGCAAGAACTCGTTGTACATGTTTAATGTATGCGGTGCTGACGCTGCTTTGTCTGAGAATCGCGCCTTGTATGCGTCTAAAGCTTCACCCGGGCTTGGGGCATCCGGATACATCTCAACAGCTTTCTTTTGCAAGAAGTTAAAGAACGCATCGCGTGCATCTTCCGCATTAGGCTGCCGCAAATATCTGTTTTGAACATCTTCCAACGTTTGCAAAGGCGTGATGCTGCCATCGCCAACAACGTCACTTATCAATTCTTTTGTCACCGCAAAGTAGGGACTAACTTTAGACGTCTCAGGTATTACTGCATTTGTAAGCCTTGAACCTTCAGGTCGCATGGCATACAGCTTAGGGTTCATTGGCTGCATGGAAGCTGGGAGCCCAGGGATGGGTGGCAACCCTTGCATTTCCCTTTGCGCCATGACATCACCAACACTTTCAGCCACGCCTTGGAGCTTAGCGCCATATGTTGGCTGACCTGTGATAGGGTCTAACTTCTGCAAACCTGATTGCGCGTTGTAAAAGTCTGTAGGTATATCCTTGACTTGCCGGCCAACCCTTGTGGCCTCAGCGCCCATAACCCGCAGATCATTAGGGGTAAATGCTGGGCGGCCGGTTGATAGGTGCCCAAGGTACGCAGGGAGGTCTGCCATGTACGGCGCAACTGCACCTGCAAATTCCTGCGCCATTGGCGTTTGCGGCGCATTCTGTTGCATGAATTGCTTGGCAACTTGCTCGGCGTAGTCAGGCGCTTTGCCTGAGGTGTAAGTTTCGGCAGGTGATGTGAGCAGGCTTTCACCAACGCCTTTCAACGCTGCAACAGGCGGCACGGTAAGCATACCTGCAGCTTCACGCATGGACTTGGCCATCATCAGCGGATTGAACTTAGTTGCCAATTCGGTGAAGTTACCAGCAGCTGCGCCCAGCGGGTCAGGCGGCGTTTGTGATTGGGGGACTGGTCGTCCGTAGCCGGGGATTTGTGAAGACAGAGGCTGGTTCTTTTTGACCAGCTCCAGCTTCATTTGATCTAAGTCAGGGGCGCCATCATCGCCCATGTAGTTGCCTTGCTGATCGTAGATTGCTGCCATGTGCGCACCTTAAGTTAGACGGCGTAGGGGTTTACCCGCTTAGGACGATCTTCTTCGTAGTCGTCATCCGGATTGTATACCGGGTCGATAGAAATTAACCCTAAGTCTCGCAAAAGCCTTAAAGCTTGAGATGTGGAGTCTACCAAGTCATCGTGCCGGACTTCGGGGAAGGAGCATAGCTGGCTGATTAAAGGCTCTGCCCAATCACGAGCCATGCCCGGGTTAACCGATGACTCGGGAATGTAGACTCGGCCCTTGGCAATGATGGGAGCCACGATGTTGAGGCGTGTAGTCTTGTCCGCGTTCCCGGGATTGTAGCTTCTCACAGGCAGACCGGCACGTTGCAAATCTTGGATAAGCTGCGTGCCTGCGGACTTGTCCTCGATCAGGATCATGTCTACCTTTTTCCCGTGACCAAACTCATTCTCATCACCGTAAATGGCGGTTGACTCCTCGATCACCTTGGGTCGCAATTCAGGATACTGCATATACTCTTCCCAGCAGTCGATGAGCATGACACTCATAGCTTTGTCGGGATTAGGCCTAAAGATACCCCACACAGTGCAGGCCGTCGGGTCATTCTTGGTCTTGTCACTGGTCGCGCAGTCATAAGACTGCAGCACGTACTCAAATCTAGGCAGTGGCTTCTCGTTGTCCCACAACTTGAACCAATCACGCTTGATAATGCCAGCCTCTTCAGGATCTAGAATCTCAGCGTAGATCTCTTGGCGCCCAAGCTTTGTGCCTTCGTATTGCAAGATCTGCGCTCGGAACGATGGGGCAAGGTTGTGGATGTTGTCGTACGTGCTGGCCTTGGTACATATCACATCCTCCCCATCTCTGTTCACCAGATCCACAATCAATGGCTTAGGCTTAGGCGTTGTGGTGCATAGCATCAGAGGCTTCTGACCTAAGCGCATACCGAACTGAATCATGTCCCAAGCTTCATCAAGGTAGTCCCATGCAGCAAGCTCGTCAAACCAACCTCCGTGGAACTGCGGACCTCGGAATCGTGAGGGCTCAGACGCCGGAATCCCTTTGATTAGCGACCCGTTGATGAGGACTATCTCATGCAAGGATCGCGTGTAGTGGTGGATCAGCTGCTCGGGGATTACCGTTGTCAGACCTGAGTCGCCCTCAAAGCAAACGTCGCGGACATCCGATGATGTAGGCGCGGAGACAAGCCATCGAGTCTTGGGGTGAGTCCAAGCTTCCCACCACAGCCACTCGGCAGCTGCGCGGGTCTTGCCTGCGCCTCGGCCTGCAAGTAAAAGCCAAACACTCCACCAATCACCTACTGGCGGAACCTGATGGTCATTGGCCATTGTCAGCCAGCTTTGTCGAGCCTTATGCGCAGCTTTACGCTCAGGCGCCATGAGGTTAAGATCAGGACCCTTGCGGATTCGATCGGCAAACTCACTT